TTCTTTTTTCTAACCAATTTATTTTTTCCATTTTTGAATCTCCTATAAGAACTCTATTCCAATTTTCATATTTCTGAAAAAGTTTTGGTGTTTGTTTCCATATACTTGTAGCTAAATTTTTTCTTATTCCTTTATGTATTCGAGTTACTCTGTGCATTTGTGCTGAGTCCATTAATACAAATCTATTTTGTTTAGGTTTTATTCTTTCTATACTTTCGGTATCAATATTTAAAGCATTTTTACATTGTGCCTCTAAGTTTAATCTTTCATCATAGGGTGCTATTTCCATAACTCCACCACATAAATCATGACTTACTTCTACATAATAAACTAAACTTTTGTCTGCTATTAAGTAATCATCATTTATATAGTGTGATTCACAAGTATCTTGATGCCACTCTAAAGAACCCATATCTTGAAATACTCTTGACCAATATTCAAAGCCTCCTTCAAGATAATCATTTGGATCTATTAAATCTTGCCATAAAAGTTTTATAACTTCTTCAACTGGATTTCTAGGATTTTCTGACCACCAACCTTTCCAATAGTTATACATAGGCATTGTTTGATATGCTTTAGATTTTGCTAAATTAAAATCTAGTTTTAAAGCATTATCTTTTACTATCATTTATCCTCTAGTTCTTTTACTCTGGCTTCTAATTCTTTTATAGCTTCTACCAACAATCCAACTGTATTGCCATAACGAATAGCTAAGTGTTTATCTTCATCATTGTCTATATCACAAGATTCATAAACCGCCTCTGGTAAAACTTTTTCTAAATCTTGTGCTATCAATCCCGTACTAACTTTGCCGTCTTTTTTATAATTAAAGGTAATTCCTTTTAATTGTTTTACTTTATCAAGAGCATCAGGAATGACTTCAATATTTTCTTTTAACTTTATATCTGACGTATTTCCAAAAGCTGTAATATTGCCATTACAAATTATTGCACCAGCATCAGAAAAATCTACTCTAACTCCTGTGATTGCTGAACCACCATCATTTCCTGATATAAAAAAGTCTTTGTCCGCACCTACTACTGTCATAACAAGACCTGCACTATCTTCCCATCTGTACCATCACTAAATATAGCTAAGTCTGTACCTGCACCAAATAGAGCTTTACCATTATCTCCGAATATTACATTCTTATTAAAAGTTGCATTTCCTTGCTCTGACATATCAAGAGTAAGAGCAGTTATTCCAGAGCCGCCATCATTACCTTGAAAAATTACATCCCCATCTGATACCTCTGATTTAATGGTTACATTATTACTTGCAAATCCACCAATAGTTCCAACCAAAGTTCCAGCATCTTTAAATAATATATCTCCACCATCTGCATCAAAAATAATATCCCCTGGAACATCAACAGTCATATCTCCAGAGGTGGGTATAACTACAGCTTTACTAGCAGGTAACGTACAAAATACATCTTTAGTTCCTGCAGAAAAATCTACAGCAGAGTCAGAGTTAGAACTACTAATGATCGTAGTTCTTGCCAATGTATCAGGAGTGGCGTCAGTAATTGTGCCTAAACCAACTTCAAATTCATTTGCCGATTGGTGAGCAATACAATAATAACAAGTATTAGAATTACCAACTCCAGCTACAAATGTTTCAAAGCCTGTTTCGGCTCCAGCTAAATTTATGGTGCCTGTGCCAGTAGAAGTGGTAGTTTCTTTTACCCT